CCATACATTTTTTTTCATACATTTTATCATAGTCATAATGATTAACAGCTTTATCCATTTAATCTAAACAATGTTTTAATTCATTTGAAGTAATATCTTAAAGATTGAAATTTCAATTTTAATAAAATAATTAACTTAACGGGTTGAGTAACCTGATAAAAGTGGTGTTTGTGATGCCATGTTATTATTTAAATAATAAAGTAGAGCAATAGAAATAAAAAATAAGACGATATTGCTCCAAATATATTTATATCCAGCTTACTTTTTTGCACTGATTCTATTTGTTTGTTATAAATACTTGAATTTAAAGTAATCCAAGTAAAATCTAATACTAAAACCAATACCAAAATTATAAAAAATTCTACTATTAAAAGCATCGTTTTTTGATATATATATATATATTCGTTACATATTTACTGATATCGACATTACGAATTGACTGAAATTAAAGCTTTTTTCTTACGTAATTTGGTTTCTGTATTAGAAGTTTCTGCAGTATCAAATTTAATTTTACCAGTATAAAAACAATATGTACAACTTATAATAACAGATAACACAATACATGCTACAAATAAACCTAATAATAATTTTAAATAAAAATAACCGAGAGTACCAAATGCTACCACAGTTGCTGGTGTTTTAAAATCAGATGCTAATTCATTAACGTTTAAATCAATTGCCATATATGTTTAAAAATATGTAGTTATATAATTATTGTATAAAAATAAATAAATAATTACATTACTTCATTACCAATAAATTCTTGATAGTCATAATATTAAATTTTTTAACACTTCATTTTATAATGGTTATTAAACGAGATGGTTCGCAACTTTACGATAATAATAATCCAAAAACAAACATTGTTGGAACTGGATACAAGGATGTTGAAACTGTTAAAAAAACAATAAAACTTATTAGTAAAAGATCAATCATTTATCAAAAATCTGTGATGAATACTATGTACAATAGAGGAAAATACAATCAAAATAAAACTCCTGATATGATAAAGGCTATTAAATATATAAAACAATGGTTAACTAAAAACAAGAATAAAAAATACAAGTATGAATATTTAAGTTTGAGCACCATTAAAAAATATGAAAATTTAGCAAATAAACTAGATGTGTCAAATGTAGCGAGGGGTAAATCAAAAGCGACAAAAACTGAAAAAGGATTTTTAGTAATGTACAAAAAATATGGTAAAGCTAAATTACCATTCATACCAACATTTAAAACAGATCCTAAAAGAGGTGATTATGATATTTCTAGAGAAAAATATTTAAATGCTAGATTGGCACAAATAAAAAAAGGTAAAATCAGGATGTATGACGATAATGGTGAACCAACTAGAATGCATTTAACACTCATAATGAATGCCTATTCACCAGATAAAAAATTGTACTGATTTTTAAAGCTTAAATTTTGTTATTGGATTGATATTCCTCTTTAGCTTTATTAACTCTCATAATAAATTCATCATTAACCACCTTGATTGTATTGGATTTGAAATATTTATCTTGTAAAATTCTTTCCAAATGACTGTATCTTGGTGTTATAGAAATTGGATACTCATACGATAATTCATTATCACCAAATATAGTGTAACGAATATCATTACACAGTTGTTTACAATCTGTATTTTCATTATGTAAACAATCTTCAATAATTGGCACATTTTTTAAAATATCACTAACAATTTTATCTTTTTGTTCTTTAACTTTAATTTTACGAACATTTATTTCAGGATTATTTTTTTCATCTCGTAATATTTTAATTAAATCTTGATTTACTTTTTTTAATTCAGATGTCTTTATTTGCGGACCTAAAAATTTTGTATGATCTAAATGTAAATCATATACACCAAAATCAATATCATCCGAAACTTGTGGACTATCGATTTCATAGAGAACCTTAAAAATATTATTATAGACTCGTGTACAAAGTATATCTTTATGATGTTTATTTATATTTTGATATTTTGGCGTTATGTTAAAATCTCCATATGGTCCCATTATTACATTTTTACAATTTTCCATTAAAAGTGGCACTAAACTAAATATTCTCTGAATTTTTTTATTTTGATTTTCAAGTAAATTTTGTTGATATTGTGAAAGTACCATTATTAATTACTTAATAACTTAATAACTTAACTTGATTATCTTAATGGTAAATTTCATTTTTAATTAGTTTGAACAATTATAATTGTTTATTAAAAATGATAAAATTACTTTGGTATATATTACATTCTACATTTCATATTATTTAACCCATGGTAATAATAACTTTCACAATTAATGGTGAAGATATTCAATCAAATCGTCACAAACACGTGTATAGATTATCGCTTTTACTAATAAAATATAAAGGTAAAGAGTGGTATCAATCATCATCACAAAAGTTTATAAAGGATTTATGTTGCCTCTCTTCTTATTTTAGACAACCCGTTCGATATTTTCGAAAAATATTAAGTCTTGGTTACTTAAACACTAGACACGATAAAATTACTCACAAAACGTTGGCTTCAATATTTCATACTTTAAGAATTGCCAAAGAATGTGACATTGATTTAGTTTGTACTTATCCTAATTTGGAAACTGATATCGAACCATTATCTTTAATTGATTCGCTTTTGGTATTAGAGGGCTTTACCGGTAAATTAATATTTGATACCACGCAAAATAGATGTTTAGGAGGTAGGGGGAGAAAATAGAGCTACGTATCGTAATTTAAAAGGAATTCCTGGATATTTGAGAGATACACCATTACCCATTAATTACAAAACACAAATACTATCAACTTCACTAAATACTGTATCCATTGATGATTTTATTAAATTATTATCATGTAATAATATTGTTATAATTGATGCGCTTAATTTGATAAACAATGTTAAAATTAATCAAGATGTTGTTAGCACTACTGATAAAACAAAATTAATGGAACTAATTAGCAAAGTTCCTAATAATCGCAAAAAATTTATTCAATACATTTCAAATTTAATAATAAATATAAAAAATCCTATTGAAAAAAAAGCACAACTTGTTCATAATTTATTCAACTTGGGAGTAATTTTCATTCATTATTTTAGTGAAAGTCTGTACAATGCTTTTGATCAAATAATAGAATATGATCACATTGCAATTACTTGTAGTGAACTGACTAAAAGTATCATTAAAATTAAAAAATTTTGTGGTGGGTTGTCGCAATTGACAGAAACTATGTTGACCACTCACTGGGAATTTTTAATTTCAATGATAATTTTCATATCTAATTCAAATAATTGTCACCAAGCTAATATGTGCGCTTTTCTTTTAAATATTATTTCTTCACGTTATATTTTTGATTCTTACCAATATGGAGGTCATGAAGGAATATTAATTGAAATGTATAAAAATCGATATTATAATATTTCAATTTTACCATTTTTAGATAGTAATTCAATAAAAGAAATAAATACAAAATTGGGAATAATATCGGGAAGAGCAACAAAAGGAGCAATATAATTATAAACAAACAATATGAATAGATTTTTTATTTTTTAATTGCTGGTTTTACGTATGTTGGTTTTACTACCTCATATATCGAGTTATAAAAAGACACTAATTCATAATCAAACAATGATAGAATATTTCCTACAATATATTTTTCTTGAAAACTTTCTGCTATAATCAAAATTTTTCTTCCATCAAATTTTAATTTATTATTTAAAAATTTGATTCTATATTACAAAAAAATGTTTTTATATTATTATCATAATCAATAGTTTGTTGATAACCTTTTCTGGGATCGTAAATTTTATATTCTTTAAGAAAGATTGTGTCAACTATCATAAATCTATTATTATTATTTCTATTTGGATAGTTATTTTCTTGACAGTTATAAGCATAATGTGGATATTCCAAAAATATTTTGGTAAAATTTGTTGGTAAATTAAATTTAATAGAGTAACAACAATTAAAATGTACTACGTGATGTTCTTGCATTATAATGTTTAATTCTTCCACACTACTGACTGTAATTCCTTCAATATCAAAATTTATACAGGAATTACATAGCCATTTAACTTTAATTATATTCATTGTTCACAATACTTTTTTCTATAATGTTATCAGAAAAGGTATTTCATATATCATTTTTAATTTGTGATTATGATGAAAAAAATAATATTTCCTCTTTTTTCATTCCACGAAGACTTTATCATAATTAATAATAATGAGCTATACGTATTTTAGCAAAGTGATTTACTTACAGCAAATATTATAATTTTTCTAATTTTTTTAGCGTGATATATTATAAATGTCAAATTTTGATGTCAAACATAATGATTCGAATATTAAATTTATAAATATTGAGTATCATGGTTTATCAATACAAACGGATTCATATTTTCCAGAGTTATTAGCATGTACTGATAATTATTGTCTAGTTGTCAATAGTAATATATTATTCAAAAAAAGTAATAACGAATGGTTTGTGATCAATTACGAACGTAATAGTTGTATACCAAAAGAATATTTTTATGATAAACATAATGGTTATTTGTGGAAATTATCTAAGGATAAATGTTATTTGATTAACTGTAAAGAAAATACCGTAATGGATAACAAAACTAATAAACTTTATGTACGTTATCATAATAATAATAAATGGTTTCCAAAAAAACATACCGAGCAAACAAATTCATTTGTACCTAGTTGTACAATTGGTATAACTGGACCAACAGGACCACGTGGACCGGTAGGTGAAGAAGGACCGCGAGGTCATATTGGTTTACGAGGTATTAAAGGTTGCCATGGGTCTAAAGGATGCACTGGAGCTACAGGATCTACAGGTCCTACAGGTTGTCGAGGTAAATCAGGAAAAATTGGTCCAACAGGTCCAACCGGATGTAATACAGGATTTACAGGATGTACAGGACATACTGGTCCTACAGGACCTACAGGTCCTCAGGGTATTGGCATTACTGGAACTAAAGGTGATACAGGAGTTACTGGAGCTACTGGACCTACGGGATCTCAGGGTATTGGCATTACTGGTCCTACTGGCGCAACAGGAACGCAAGGATTTAAAGGAGATACTGGAGCAACAGGACCTCAAGGTATCGGTATTACCGGAGTAACTGGTCCTACTGGCGCAACAGGAACACAAGGAATTAAGGGAGATACTGGGCCTACTGGTGCTACTGGAGAACAAGGAATTAAGGGTGATACTGGTGTCACTGGAGCTACAGGTCCACAAGGTCCAACAGGAGAACAAGGATTTAAGGGTGATACTGGTCCCACAGGAGAGCAAGGTATTCAAGGTGTTACTGGAGCTACTGGAGCAACCGGATTACAAGGAATAAAAGGTGATACTGGATCAACTGGTCCAATTGGTCAAACAGGTGCACAAGGTATTCAGGGAATCAAGGGTGACACAGGTCCTACTGGAACTCCCGGATCACAAGGAACTAAGGGAGACACAGGGCCTACTGGAGCTACTGGATTACAAGGAATTAAGGGAGATACAGGCGTTACTGGAGCTACTGGTTCAATTGGTCAAACAGGTTCTACAGGATCCACTGGTCCAACAGGAGCACAAGGTATTCAGGGTGTTACTGGCCCGATTGGTTCAACAGGAGCACAAGGCATTCAAGGAGTTACTGGCCCTACTGGACAAACTGGAGCTGCAGGAAGTAATGGTGCAACAGGTCCTACTGGAGAAACCGGATCGCAAGGTATTCAAGGAGTTACTGGTCCGACTGGACAAATAGGTGCACAAGGTATTCAAGGGGGTACTGGTCCTACTGGAGCAACCGGAGCACAGGGAATTAAGGGTGATACAGGTGTTACTGGAGCTACTGGACCACAAGGTCCAACTGGAGAACAAGGTTCAACGGGAGCACAAGGAATCCAAGGTGTTACTGGACCTACGGGAATTATTGGACCTACAGGTGCTACAGGTATTTTTGGACCTACTGGTGCTACTGGAGTTACTGGACCAACAGGTACTACTGGAGCCACTGGACCTGGTTTGACTGGAGCTACTGGAGCTACTGGTATTGCTGGACCTACTGGAGCTACAGGTCCACAAGGTCCAACTGGAGAACAAGGTATTCAAGGAGTTACTGGAGCTACCGGAGCAAC